TGGGGGGGGCAATAAACTAGGGGGGAACTAATCGTGTTTTATTTTAATACCGTCTTTTATAAGATCGTTTATACTTGCGAGTATATCGAGATTTCCCTTTTGACTTGTAGAAAGTTTTACGCATTCGAGACCGACCAATAGAGCGAGCATACCTATTGCGATAAATTTGATTGCGAGTTCGGGAGTAATTGGAGCGTCGTTTGGCATACATTTTTTAGGAAAAGTGAGTTATATTAAGTCTTCTTATTAAAGCGTCTATGGTAGCTTGGTCTGCTTCAGTATACCAATTACGAGGGTCAATATTAGAAGTAATCCATATTTTTTTCGCATATAAAGGAGTGCTGGTACCTTTTTTTTCAACCCTAACAGGATATTTGTCTAACCAGCGAAGCATATGTGCAATGTCGATACCACCTCGGAATTCATCTATTACTACGTTTTCATCGCGATCATAACCGCACCAGAATTTTGTTCGAGGATCTTTACTATAAGCGTCTATACCAGCTTCTTGCCAGGCTCTATGGGATTTACCAGTACCAGTTAGGCCCCAATAGACGTTGCATACCTTTTCTATACCAATAGGTTTTTGATAATCAGATGCAATAGTTCGGATGGTTTTATAAGCCATTATACGTACGTGTGCTGGAATCTTCATTATTTCATTCTGTTTAGCTGATTCCCATACTGTTTCCCAGTCTGTTTTACTATTACGGCAGATTGGTTTAACACCTAATTCAAATTGTGTGTTTTCGATTCGGGTGTCTTCTTTGAATACATAATCATTAGCTGCTGCCGATTTCGTTAATTCACAATGAGCTATGGGATATATAGTTTTAACTTGATTTAACGATTTTTTCGAGGTAAAGGCTATAACTATTTGATAGTGTAAATAATCAGTATTTGAGCCTTTTTCTTTTTGACCTTTTATCCATGAGTGTTCAGCAGGTAGTTCAGTAGGAGGAGTAAATTGCTGTTCAGGTATTGTAAGCATCCAGAATATTCCTTGTCGTCGCATTTACTTTTAAGGTAGTTTTTTGCGTTTCTTTTATACTGGGAGAGCGGATAAATTAGCAGCGCGCGGATAATTTATTTGGCGTGACCGTGACTGCCAGATGGGTATATAAGGAGTGAGAATTGAGAACCGTGATATGTAAGTAATAATACATCACGATTCTCAAATGATTGTCGCACTACGAGGAAATTGTTCAAACTGCAGATGCTACCTCATTTTTGATAGAGAAGATAGACTAAAGAATTATAGAAATTGTAGTATGTGTAGAGTGCGATTCTGTTTGAAATGTATTCGAGATTGCAGAAATGGTTTAATAACTTTGGAACATCCTGATTTTTGTTTTGGAGAATAAAGTTATCATCTAAAGATTTTTGTATATTAAGTCTGCATTAAATGCATAGTCCCCGGCAGGAGTTAGATTAGAAGTACCACTAGTAATAGAAGGGATAATCAAAAGATACAAATTTTTGAATTTACCGAAAGTACCATTAGTTTGATATTTAAATTCTTTATCAATAGGGATTGTAAAGGTTAAAGTTTTACCAGTTTGGACTGTATCAATTTGGGAGTTAAGATCTATAACTACATCTAGTTTTTTAGTAATAACCCTGGGATTGGTGATCATAGACCCAACATAAGCATTTTGACCAGGGAAGATAGCGTCACCGAAAGGAGTACCACTGGCTGTAACACCAGCACTATAAGCTTGGAAGGAATCCGTCCATTCATCACCAGAGAAGAATACCATGATACGATAGCTATAAAAAGCAGCGCCGGTTTCAGTATACAGCTGCATATTAAGTTTGAGAGCTTCAATATGAATGGAGTCACCTTGTCTATCTTTCAGAGTGAAACCTTGGACTACACGAGCAGTAATATTAGATAAGTACTGATTATGATGCAAGGTCCCTCGTACATCATTAAAGACCATATGATTCGCTGGAGTAGAGTTAATCAATTTAGATTTGAAAGACATTTTTTAGGGGAAACTATATTATATTCTTATTTATGTGACCACCTTTGGGGTACGTATGGACAGTCATACTATACTCGTCATCTGCTTCGAAAATACTATTATTTGTAGAACTAGTACTAATAGGCGATGAAGGAGGAGGTGTCATCAATCGACTTGCAATATGTGAAGTTAATCTAGCAGCTTCATTACTAACTGATACAGCAAATTGGGTTGTTCTTTGACGAACATTACGACCCATGTTTTCTACATGAGTAACAGCATGGGAGGCCATAGGAATCATTGAAGCTAGTACCCATTGAGCTTGTTCGACTTGCATTTGAACGTCAGCACTAGCGAGATGTTGCATTTTTTTGGGGGGACCCAGTGTACGGGCAGTACTGGATGTGCTTTCGGGCAGTTGTAGCAGAAAGTCCGCATGGGCCCAGTGTTAATTATCGCACAGGGGAGTAATCTTACGGCCTACCGCCCCCTACCCGGGGACGCTGACGGCTCGCGCAAATATAAATGGTGTGGGGGGGGCAATAAACTAGGGGGGAACTAATCGTGTTTTATTTTAATACCGTCTTTTATAAGATCGTTTATACTTGCGAGTATATCGAGATTTCCCTT